ACCATTTCTTTCTTGTTGGTCTACTATAACTCTTACTTTTCTTTCTAGTTCATAAGACTTAGAGGAGAACTTAGAACCTTCCTTCTCTAACTCTTGGGCTAACTTTCTGGTAATCCTTACGTCTTGTTTACAATACTCAAGCATCTCAGGTGTATAGTACTTGAACTCTGTAAGTTCTCCTTTAGGAAGGTTAAACCTTTCTCCCCAAGCCCTGAGTGAATGTCCTTTGTCTCTAATAGGATTGTATAATTGTGATTCAATAAGAGTATCTCTGACTTGTGAAGGTACAATCTTTGATCCAATTAGTTTGTTAAGAACAGGAGCATCAAAGCTTACACCATTATGCATAATAAACTTATCAATCTTCTCAGACCAAGATGCAAACTCTTTACATTCATCTTGCACCCATACCTTTTCTTTACCAGTGGCATAGTCACAAGCTACAATACAATGTATGAGAGTAGCATTAAGGTGATCAGTTTCGATATCAACTATTGCTGTTACCATGACTATTATCCTACTTAGAGTTGCGCTTCATCTTCATCGTTATTATCAAATGGATTATTTATCTCTGACATTCTACCAGTTTCTTTATCATAATGCAAGTGACAAGTTACACCAGTGTCACCAGTATATCTATTCTTTAAGATACGTAGGACAGTAGTGTTAGCTTCTACTTCATCTTGAGCCTGTTGATTACGCTCTAGTGCAATCACACTATCAGATAGGTGAGCAATAGATGCAGACCCTCTGAGGTGTGAGAGAGATACTTCCCTACCATCTTCGTGACCTCTATCACCTGATGGCCTACGTAGATGGCTGACTAATAATAAGCCTATGCCTGTCTCTTCAACAAGAGAACGTAGCTTAGTCATAAGAATATCAATAGACTTACGTTCATCTCCATTGTCTTCTTGACCTGATACTAAGATAGATAAGTGATCAAGGAATACCCACTTACATCCTAAACCTTTAGCCATGTACCGTACTCTGCCTAATATCTCATCGTTAGAGATAGAACCAAAGTGATCAAACGCAAAGAACCTACCAGTACCTACAGTCTTTTCTTGCCATACCTTTAGCTGATCCTTAGTAAATTGATCTCTAATCTCTTTGATGTACAATCTTTGATTAGCTTCGACTGACATAATGTTAAAGGCAGTGTTGCGTATGTTTTCTTCCATAGCTAGGACACCAATGTTATCCTTACTGTTCATCATAATGTGATGCATAAGCTCACGTATGATACTAGACTTACCCATGCCAGCACCACTTGTAAAGGTGACTAACTCACCAGTACGCATACCATATGTCTTCTCATTAAGAGCAGTCCAAGGATAGAGAACTGTCTCACAAAACTTCTCATCGTATAGGCTATCACCTAGTTCATCTAAGTTTCTAATACCTGCTGGTGTAAAGTCTTTAGCATCCCACCACTTGTCCGAGAACTTCTGTCGTTGATTAGTCTTAAGATATTCATTGGCATCTTTTAGTTCTAACTTAACTATCTTACATTGGTTAGGCTCAAAGAGTGTAGCACATTTCTCTGATGCTTCACGACCAGCCTTGTCATTATCAAAACATAATACTACCTTATCAAACTTACTTAGATAGTCGAGAGACTTCTGACAATTCTCAAAGGCAGATGCTGCACCATTCTTGATTGATACAACAGGCCACTTAGATCCTAGCATCTCATAGGCAGACATAGCATCTATCTCACCTTCACATACTGTAATAAATTTCTGTGGCTTGTTGAATAGATGTTGCCCGAATAGTATGGAGCTAGATAAGTTACCTTCAGACCAGAACTTTTTATTCTGTACCTCTCTAACCTTAGATGCAATGTGGTTACCACTATCATCTACATACTTATAGATGTGGTGAGTTGTCATGTTACCTGTCTTCTTAATCTCTACACCATATCTCTGTGCAGTTTCTTTCTTAATCTTTCTCTCAGGTATGTCAGATAGTATACCTCTAGTCTTGATTGTACCACTAGCAGGATTGCTCATGGGTATTACTCTTGACTCTTGTTGCATATTATTTCCTTTCTTGTAAACTTGGCAACTGTAACAATACGTATGACCATCGGGGTATGTGGCGTTGGCATCACTAGAACCACACTCTTCACATGCACCCATTCGTGCTGTATCAGACATGATAAACTCCTATAGTTTTTTTATAGTATACTTTACATCAGGTGAGTATCCCATTGCAACAGTTAATGAATTACGATACTCAAGTTCTTCTTCAGCTATCTTCTGTGAGCTATATTTTTCAACAACAATATCACCCACATCTTTCTCTAGGATTAATGCCCATTTATTTTTCTTCATATTCTTGTTCCCATAACTCATTAACAAAGCTCACCTTCTCTTCCATGATGTCTTGGAGTTCTATCTTGGCAAAGTGATTTGCTTCAGTCCGATCATACCCTTCATCTTCATACTCACGTAGAAGTCTTTTGAATATAGATCTTCTTTCTCTTTCCCATAAGTTTTTATCCATCTTTCTCTACCCATTTAGTTCTATCAGATAAACCTTGTTCTCTCCTTAGTCTAGCATTATCATCTCGTAGTTCTTGTAACTGTATCTTTAATGTTCTAATCATATTATGTAACTTATTCTCTACTTCTAATTGATTCTTAATCATAGCATACTCCTATTGTTTTCCTTTGTCAACATAAAAGATATGTGATCCTACTCTACCTAACTTAATAAAGGTAGGACTACGTGACCAATGGGGTGACACCTTCCAAGTGTGGTAGTGTGTAGCTCCCATTGTCTGCTCTAACATAACACCTTGTAATATCAGTTCAGATGTATCTATAACTTCTAATAGGGCATCCAACTCCTTATACTTCTCTGACTTACCATCACAATAGTAACTGAACTGACATCTATTTCTTATTAAGTTTCCCTTCCATTTCTTAGCTTGGTGTACTACATCACATACAGTATTAGGATATCTTTTATCCTTAACCCTTTGTAATATAACATTTCCTACAGCTATTTGAGCTACGAATCCTTCTGACCTAGCCTCATGATAGATAGCTTCTACCATACATTCGATGTCATACTCACTAGCTTTAGCTTTATCTATAGTTAAAATAAATGCTATCATAAAAACAAATAACATTAACACATAGTATAATATAAATCTCAATGCAACCTCACAATCTTTGTATCATAATTAAGTTCATCTTCTAAACCTAAATGAGATAGGAATCTTACAGCATCTTCTTCTTTCTTAAACTGTTTAACTTTTAATTCATGTTCGTCTGGTAAGATAGATATGTTTTCTATATCAAGTGGATCTATATCCTCTTGTATTATTATATATGACATTATACTATAAAAAATAGTAAAGGTGGTACTAATAATATAAATAATATTACTTCCATTTTATATTCCTCCTACATTTTCTCTCATGATATCATTATGATTAAGTTCTGTCCAATAGATTTCTAATGCTTCAGTCTCTTGATGTGCCATGAACTGATGGTACTCACCTGCTGGTACGATAGATAGGTCACCTGCATTCAGCCATGTGCTATCCACTAGCTTATAGTCCTTCCATCTCTTGATCTCTAGCTCACCAGAGATAACATAGAAAGCATTGATCTTAGATTGATGAGCATGTTTACTACAGTACCCACCTAACTCTATGTTGATACGGTGTATCTCTACGGCTGGTGATTGTAGCAGTGGGATAGTCTGACCCCATACCTTACCTTCTTTAATCATGCAACTTCTCCTGTTTCTAAATCAACATAAGTTAGCTTAACTTGTGGAGCTTTAGATGTTAATAGATTTTCATTTAATTTTCTTTGATTATCTTTAAGTATTCTATGTATTTTTGTACTATCTTTTCTTCTTGATATAGTTTTACATTCTATAAACTGAACATCTCCTTCCATGTTTACAGCTACAAAATCTATTGGCCCTTGATTAGTTTCATCAAATACATAGTATCCTTTAGATACATAATGTTCCATAGCTCTTAGCTTAGACTGTAAGCCTACCCTATGTTTATAAAAATCACTCATTTTCAGTATCCAATTCAAATTCAGATGAGCCACATACAGGGCAATGCTCTGGTGATTCATCACCTTCATGAGCATAGCCACAGTCTACACAGACATACCATTTAGTCATTCTTTATCTCCTTTAAGTAGTTGTAGTGTACTTGATATTCTCCACTGAGCCTCAGATAATTTATGATAGTCAGACATATACATGTCACCTTCCAACTCATGTAAGTTTCTCACAGGACTAGCAACACATCTATCTAACTCTTTAAACAACTCAAGCATAGTAATATCTTCGTGACCCCACTTAACCATTGTCTTTGGTTGCTTTATCTTTTGCATTATCTTTCTCCTTTTGTTTAAGTTTATAATAAGTATCGGGGTTGTCTACAAATACATCGTGGTTGCACATGATACATGAGATAGGTTCCAACCCATCCCAATGTACACAGCCACAGTTACAGCAAGTCCATCTGCTTGGCATCTACAGGCTCCTTTAGTTTCTCTACTGTTAAGGTGTAAGCATAGTCACCATTGTCACTTACATAATCTTCTATAAACTTATACTCTAAATATAAACCAAGATCAATCAATAGTTCATTAGCTTCTTCTATGCCTACTTCAAATCCTTCTGATTTGTAGCCATGATAGCTCTTGTATCTGTCATTAAATAATATCATTCTCCACTCCTTATTATTGCAAAGTCTACACGAAACCCTAATGTAGCTTCGTCATCCCATGTCTCTTCGATAGACCAGAACTCTCCATGAGGTGCTGTATGTAACCACTCTTCAAAGAGTTCTCTTCTTCTTTCATCACTGTCATCAAGTCTTTCTTCAATCATCTTCTTCCTCCTCTACATAAGCAATCTCTACTGATCTTGGCTCTTCTACTGGGTCAATCCATTCTTTGACATGATCCATTATTTCCCTGTCATCTTCGAACCAGTTAATACATTGATCCATTGCTGATGCCTCATCTTCAGCCTCAACACAATGATTTAATTCAAATATAACAGACCTATAAGTCTTTACATTATATGTCTTCATCTTCTTTCTCCACTTCACTAGTAGTAATTTCCATTCTAGATTGTTTGGCTAGTGTATCCAGAGAATCTGCACAGGCAGAATAAACTTCTTCACTATCAAACACAGCCCACTTTTCCCTATGTATACTTGAAGTTGCATATACTATTACCATAATTTATTCCCTTTCTTTTTCCTTTGGATAGTAAACATCTACTATACTCTCACATTTAGGACAACTTAGGTTAGTAACCATGACATAAAATTCATCATCTATATCTTGGTCACCACCCCAAATCAACTCAGTCTTACAATGCCAACAGTTCATTAGATTCCTTTCGCATTAGATATGGATCATAATCTTTTATGATACCAACAAATTGCATACCTTTGCCCTCAAAATCAGACACATCATAAACAATAATATCACAACTCTTACGTACATATCTTTTTAAATGATCATACATTTCATCAAGTGTATCAAATGCTTTATGCCAATAAACTTTTCCATCATACTTATCAATAGAACATGAGTTATATTTTACTTTTTTGTTCACGCTACTAACAACTCCTTCCATGTGTTAGACTCTATCATCTTACGTACCTTCTCTTCTCTGATAGGCTTAACATTATGTAAGGATGATCCTTGCCTAGTCTGACCATGCGTAGACCACCATGTAGCTGCATTATATGCAGACCATAGACTACCAGTATCACTCGTACCATACTTATCATAGTTACCTCGACCATGTAAATGTCTAGACTCTTCATCGAATGTTTTCATAAGATTAGATAGCATAACTTTATTAGCTACTTTCTTTCTGGTCACATTGTCAGTACGTCTAGCTATAGTTTTACTAAACAAATCAATAGCTTGTGGTCTAGTAACCTTAGTGTCATACCAAGTACGCATCTCAGTCATACCTTCACCTACTATAAACTCACCAGCATTTTGTATCTTCTTAGCAAACCCACTAACATTAAAGTTCTTTGTGTGTCTACCATAGATGTAAGCCAGCTTGTCACCACTCACCAAAGTATTATAGCACATAGAACGCCATAGTCCAACCATCATATTGTTAGCCCATGTTCTATTCTGAGATGTCCTAAACTTTAACTCTGGTATAACAGTATCAGTAAGTTTACCTATGCTTTGCTCATGTGCTGGGAACTTAGCAGTAAGTTCTATCCTAGCCCCATCATCGTGAACATTAGTCTGGAACTCAGCATTAGTTAAGTCTAACCCCGACATACCAATAGCTTGCTCAACACTATCTACGATGTCCATGTACTGTACAATCTCGTAGTTATCAGAGACTATACCTAGTGGTTGCTTAGTATCCTTACGTCTAAGACCTACACCAATGTTGGATGGTACTTTGTATTGTGAATGTGTATGACCTTCCTCACCAAAATGAAAGAGGTTAAACTTTTCTACTTCAAAATCTAATATACTATGATCAAACATTATTATCTTCCTTTCTTTTTTGTTTCATTATCTTAACTACTTCTTTACTTCTTTCTTTTCTTACTAACTCTTTATCATTGGTTAAAGAACCTAGTTCAGCAAACCAACTCTCATGTAAAGTTTTAGTATCTCCTAGTTCTCTATCACTCATGTTTATACCTTTCATATCCTTGTTGAAAGTCTTTTACTTCTTCTTTTATTATAGCATCTATTTCTTCTATAGTCATGTCTTCATTGTATGTTTCTAGTATACCATCTAAGATATGACCATACCAACTATCATTATCTTTTCTTAAAAAGTCTTTGATTTCTTTAGCTGTATTAGTTGTCATCACCTATCCTTTCTATTCTGCCATCTTATATGAATGTACTACGTTTGTATTACCTTGTTCGTATAAAACTATTTCATTTCGTACACCATCAGTGGCTGTTACTTCAATGGTGATAGCTTGGCCCCACTTAAATTCACTAGTCTTAACTTCTACTTTATCTATGTTATGTATATTAATACTATTCATTATCAATCTCCTT